ACGCTGGATAGCATCCGATGCAGAGCGGCTAATGGAAGCCAGCACCGAACGCTCACCAGCCGTGCGTAGCTCTATAGTGCCAAATGCTTCAGCCGTGCGCTTATCGTCAGCAAGCATCCGTGCGCCAAGCACTGCCATGCGCTGCTCTTTGTCCTTTAGCGCCTGTTGTAGCGTCTTTAGGCCATCGCCTTTAAACTCTAGATATTCAGCCTTAGCCGATGGGTCAGGGAATACCCATGCTGTCATTGAGCCAATTGAAAGCGTTTGCCCCTCTGCCAACTGGACGCCAGCAACGTAAGGGGTCGGCAAGCCAGTAAAGTGCAAGCCATGCTCATAGTCGGCACTGTTGCGGTAGTGGGCAAGGTTAGTGTCCACTAGGTCAAGCAATGGTGGTTTGGTTACGGTGGTGTCAACACTGTTAGCGCCTAGCACCATGAAAGGGATATAGCGCATAGGCCGTCCCTGTTGCAGCGGATACACTTCTTCCAGCAATTCGTTGTTGTCATCAATCATACGGACGCGATAACCTTGTTCCGTAAGGTCAAGGACGCGATAGCGTATTACTTCTTCCGACACAAATTCGTCTTGGTATACCTCACTGGCTTCACGAAGCACTACCAACGTAAGTGTTTCAGCGCCGTTGATGTAGCTTGTGCGCCAGTTGATAATGCTTTCGGCTGAATACCAACGCAGGAATGGGCGCACGTTAAGTGCTTCAGCTACCGCTACAGTCAGATTGGTTGGCGTGTTTGATGGATAGTCCACCATTATGCCTACGCGCCCTACAGCAATTTGTTGCTCGACTATCTGCTCACTAAACTCGCGTAGATTAGTCCCTGACAGCGTTATGTCATCTTGGAACGGCTCAATGGCTGTTGGTAGCGTCCACGTTGGGTCTTTAGCAAATATCATGCCAGTGAAGGCATCTAGCGTGCGGCCAGTGGCATTGAAGAAGCCAGCCCGTTCCTGATACGCAATGTAATCAGGGTCAGTCTGGTTAATCAAGCGAGGCAGGTAATCGTTACCTGTGTAGTCAGGATTATACAAACTGCCAGCATACTTCGCGCCATACTGAACCTTAGCCCCGTATTTTACTTGCTGGATTAGTGCATCCCTGCCTTGTATTACGTCACGACAACGCTGCCATTTATAGCGGTTAGCGTCATATTCTTTGTGGGTGGTATCGACGGCCATCTAAACCCCTGCGATTTGTGCAAATGAAACTGTTCCCCGACCAATACCATACTTATACGCAATAAGGTAGCCAATCGCATCGTTTAAGTGGTCAAGCCCTGTAGTTTTATCTGGTTCGCCCGTTTTATTGTATGCTTGGCGCTCCAGACCTTCCACTAAATTAGGGCATTTGTCAGGGTTTACCAGCAATCTACGGATGCCTTGATTATGAATAATCTGGTTCACTGCCATCACCCTGTCTTTGACGGCTGGGTTCTTATTTGGTGCAAGCACCGTGAAGTTAGCAGAGCGCAGTAATGTTATGTCCGATAGGCTGGCGTTGACGCTCTTGGTGGCCCCTCCAGACGCATCTGGATAAACTGTGATGGCATGGCCTTGGTAACGCTCCAGCAACGCCCTAATCATTGTTGGCGTGTCTCTGACGCCCGTTAGTTCATCAAGGGCAAGTGGGTTGTTATTACGGATAACGCAAACAACGGCGCTCATGTTGTTGACGTTGAAGTCTAGCCCAATGTGTAGCGGCTCCCTTGGCAATATGCTCTCAAGGGTATAATTTAGCTTGCGGTCAAACTCTGGATATACGCTGCCAGCCGTCAGGTTTACAAACTCGCCATCCAGATACGCTGCCAATAGGCTGGATGAATAGCTGTTTTGCAGGTTCTTAATATAATCTTCCGGCAAATTGGCTGCGTTGTCAGAGGTCTTGGCCCTATACAGCGCATATCCCTCTGCCTTATTCTTTACCCAGCGGTCATAGACAAAGCGGAAACCTTCCGGCGTTGTCGCTACAGCCACAGTGTTGCGGACAGGCTTACCAGATACCGTGAAAGCCTTTTGGCGATTACGGGCGATAATCTTATTCCAGACAGCACGAGCCTTTTCGATGGGCAGGGTATCAAGCTCATCTACTACGCTGTGTGCTACCTCATAACCGACGATGCGGTCAGGTTGTTCCATGTTGCGGAATATGATGCGGCCTAGTGACGTTTCCATCACCGCTTTTTGCTGGTTCAGCTTAAACGGAATGCCGTTCTTTTCAAATAAAGCGGGGAAACGTTGAAAAGCAATATCCTCAATCAGGGGATACGTTGGCAGGTAGTATGCCACATCCTGATATGGGCAGTAACGCTTGAGCCGCATAATACGTGCGATGCCAGCCGCAGTCTTGCCCGAACCAAACCCACCGACAAAGGCAGGGAATGGCTCTTGGCTATACACAAAGTCATGCTGGCTTGGGGTAAACACTATAGCCAGTCTTCATCCGTGATAGGCTTGAAGCGAACATTAACATCCAGCTTGGTCGGTTCGTTATAACCATGCATGATGTTTAGCTCTTTTACCGCCGCTGTCATTCCTGTTGAGGTCTTGGCCTCCAGTGCGATACGATACGCGCTGATTAATCCCTTAACGGACATCTCTCGCGTCCATAACTGCTTATCTGCTACCTGCGCTTTCAATTCGCCAACCCTTGTAGCGACCTTGGGGTTTTTCATTAGCTTAGATGCTTGAGGATAAACGCTTTCATCCTTCATGTTTTCAGCATCATAAGCAAAGCGATATGCGTCAGCTTGACCTAGCCCATCGGCTATTGCTTGAGCGAAAGCTTCTTGCTTTGCGGTTAGTTTAACATCTGTCATTCTGCATACCTCGGCTTGCGGTGCTGTTCTCCGATTATCTTAGGCACAGCATGGTTCCAGTTTATCCTATGGTGAAGCCGCCTGTTTGTAGTTGCCATCATGTCAATCTTACAGCAGCTTGGCGCGGCCATAATGCTATAGAATGATTTTACATAAGTGCCGAATAATTTATATGCGTCAGTGTTGCCACCGGAGTTTGATTGCGTGGCAACCTGCGTCAAGTTCACTACGGAAATTTGAGCAAATAGTTTGCCAACCTTGCCCTGCGTTAGATACGTGTTTACGTCGTCATTCATCCTGCCAATGAACAGAACGTCATCTGCTGGGTCTTGGTTTACCTTGAACACAAAGCTGTTCATTGCCTTCCTCTTATACGCGCTTGCGTATAAATCCTTCACCCCTCCAATTAGGTCTCCGCCCTGAGCAAGTGCTATAGTGCTGGCGTTGGTTTGGTTTAGGCAGGTAATCATTGCATCTAATATCTTATCAAAATTTTTAATCCCTTTGCTTTTCAAGACAGTTTTATCAGCATAGCGATATAAAAAGCTTACATAGTCGTCTTCATATTCAAAGAAGTAATCTAAGCCCAATTCCCGCGCTATGTCGTAACAGGCATTACGCGCATAAACGATGACTTTGTTGCCATCGAAGTTGTCCATTATGTCAAATTTTTGCTCATAATCTTTTTTGCTAAAGACAATAACCTCATCCTTATATTTGGCTTGGTATTGGCTTAGCGTCTCATCCTCGTCATCTACTATGATGAAAATTTTTCCGGTGTAGCCGCAGCTACGCAATGTCCTATAAGTGATAACATTATCCGGCCTGCCGTGGGAAAGGATAAAGACAGCAATGTTTTTATTTGCACTCATTTTTAATTTTCCGGCTGCTGTAGCTATGCTTACGCTTTAGATAGACAATCTCCTTGTCCATCTCCTCGATTTTGTCCTTTAGCTCCCAGTCATCGCTTTTATGGTCTTCGCCAAGGAAGTAGACATCATAGTCTAAAGACACGAAAATGTCCTTATCCTTTTCGATATTCTCATAGGGAATAACTTCATCTACCCACTTCACAGCCCTTAGCTGCATATAGCGTTCATAGATTGATTGCTGTGGGCTTTTGTAGCTAGGCGCACAGTGCAAGCCGACAATCAAAAAGTCGCAATGCTTCTTAGCTTCCTCAAGGGATAGGACATGGCCGGAATGTAGAATGTCTGCGACCATCGGGAAGAAACCAATTTTCATTTTCTTACTTTCTGAATGTATTGAGCCGACCTTATACGCTTTGCAGTTTTTTATGTGCAAACCATAGTAAGCCCTATGAAGCGGAACCTTTGGGAAATCAAAAGCAAAAAATAGCATCTTAATAGTGCCGCTATGGGCTACTATCAGAATTTTCTTATTTTTATATTTTTTTTCAGTTTCGTCTACAAATTGCTTTACCCGTTCAAAAAATTCTACCTTGCTTTCGATATTAAATTTTTTGAGCAAATTAAGGTCTTCATCTTTGAGCAGCTTTTCACTGTTCAAATGTTTACCCTCTAGCAATCCCTTGCTTAATTCCTTCAGCCTATCATCATACAGGATTGGCGTATTTTTATGGTGGCGCAATATGCTAAAGGCGGTTGATTTTGCTCGTTGCAGCGGGGAGCATAGACACAGGTCAAAAAATTCGCTCTTTAGCTCATTAGAAATTTTTGCGGCTTGATTTACGCCAGTGTAATTTAGAGGGATGTCATACTGCCCGTGCATTATCCCATTCTTATTCCAATATGTCTGCCCATGACGGACAAAGGTGTAGTCGTTATTCATCCTCGCTGTCTTCGCCATATTGGAACATTTCGTTAATGGCTTCCGTTAGCTTGACGAAGCCATTTTCTATCGCCTTATCAAAGTCGATGATAACCAACGCGCTATTTTCCATAAGCTCTTGGCAGTCCGCCGACGAGTGAGCGTAAAAATTGGCGACTTTTGCATAATCAAAAACGATATGCCGCGAAGCCGCTGCCATCAAAAAGAGCTTTTCTTCCTCACTAACATTACTGGCTTTAATAGCAGCAATCAAATCGACAGCTTTTGCGTCATCATACAATTCTTTTACCGAAGGCTTTTCGCCCTGTGGCTCATAAGTAGGCGTTTTGATTTTAGTTGTATAAGGATTGTCTGCATCTCCAGATGGCGCTGTCTCCAGCAGTTCATCTAAAAAGCTTTCATCAAATCCCAATATATCTAGGTTGAAGTTTTCTAGGTCGAGGTCTTCAATCTCGGCCTTGAGCATCTTCATGTCCCATCCTGCGTTTAGGGCAAGCTGGTTGTCGGCAATCACTAGGGCGCGTTGCTGTGCTTTGCTTAGGTGGTCAAGGACAATGGTTGGCACTTCATCCATGCCAAGCTTGCGTGCTGCCAGCAAGCGCCCATGTCCAGCAATGATAGTGTTATCACCAGAGACAAGGATTGGGTTCGTCCAGCCAAACTCTTTAATGCTGGCAGCTATCTGGGCTACCTGTGCATCGCTGTGAGTGCGACTATTAGCTGCATACGGGATTAACTCTGCAACACTGCGCTGCTCAACCTTAGGTGCGTCAATCATTGGTTTCTGCCTTCACTTGGTCATAGCCTTCCAGCCAATCTTTGCTGCGCCGTTCGTCGCGCTTAAGTCCGTGTATTGCAGCTTCGCGTCCAGATTGAAATTGCAAAATATTATCAGCCATAATTTGCTTGCCATCCTCTATCTCAATTAATTTTGCGAGGTAATGCTGGCACTTCCTTAGGTCTTCAATGCCGTTCTTGTCTATATACCTTGCTAAGTATTTTATACAATTACCATGAAGGAAGCCTGCAAATGCCTCTGCGGACATCCACGCCTCCATTGCCTCCCATGGCTGAATAGCCTTAGATGAGTAATGGTTCCCGCCTACCTGATGACTATTTGCCTGTGTCATAATCATCCTCGAACGGGTCGTAACCTTTTAGCATAGCATCGACTGCAACGCTTATAGGGCCAGTGATATTTACCTTGCCAGCTTCCATCTTGCGAATGGTTGTGCCTCCATTAACTCCAGATAGGCGCAGTGCATCTGCCATTTCGTTTACGCTATAGCCCATGCGATGACGGGCAAGCTTTAGCTTTGCAGGTGTCATGTCGCGGCCCTACTCTTTTGCAGTGCGTGAACAACAGTGCTGTGGTCGCGTTTCATAATCCGTCCAATTTCGGTGGTTGAATAGCCCTTATCTCGCAGCATTACAATGCACTTGCTCCTAACTTCTACCAGCGCCCTAAACTTCCGTGGGCCTAAAACGTCCTCAAGCGTGTAATCATACTCTTGCGCGATAGCTGCTATTCGCTCCATGTTTAATTGGCGAGGCGTCATGCCGAGGCTGTCAACAAGCACCACTTCATCTGCCTTTTCTTCTGGCATAAAATCATAATCAAACATCTGCTTCTTCCTTAATGAAAATGCCGTCAATCATTTTGCCTTTGCGGTCTTTAATTTCCTGCCATGCACCATCAATGCAATCTTCAATCTGCATACCATTCTGTGCGGCCATGATTGTAAGCACGACAACCATGTCACCGATAGCATCTGCAAATTCAGCATAGTCATTCTTAGCGATAGCGTTTGCCAATTCGCCAGCCTCCTCAATAAGCTTCACAAATTGGCTTTTAAGGTCACTTCCCGCAATCAAGTTGCGGTCTGTAGCCCATTGGCGGATTAGGTCTGCGTGTAACATTTTATGCTCCTTTTATATTTACAAAATAGTAACCATCGCCCTTGACGTTACCGCCTTGAGCAAAAATTCCGTCCCAACCCATTTTTTGACGCAGGGCCATTGCAGCTACAAAATGATTTTCATCTACATTTAGCTCATAATCATAATTAACCACGACGCTACCACCCCATGCAGTAGCTTTAATGCGGCTGTTCTTCCTATCAGTGGCTTTAAGATATTTTGTTTCGATTGCTTGAGTGATAAATGCCATTTTATATCTCCTTAACCTTGCAGTAATTGATTAGAGCGCATTTCCTCGTATCGGTAGTCCGCCTCGTCATCAGTGTATTCCCATTCTGTTTGCCAGATTAGTTCTTGTAATCTGCCGGAGGCGTCATCATCGCAATCAACAATAGCGGTTAGCAATTCTATTTCCTGCTCATCGCTAATGCCAAAAGAATTAGCCTTAAAGTTTTTAGAGTAACGCGCCGCCGACCATTCTTGATATTGGCGGTTACGTTCTGTGGTGTAAGCATTTAGCGCGTCGATAGCGACTTGAGCTAATTCCGTAAGGTTCTGTGTCATTTTGCGTCTCCGTATTGGCGAGGCTTGGCCTCTGGTGGGTGGGGGCCGAAGCCCCCGTTAAATTAGATTTTGTTATAACCGTGCTTACGCAAGTCGTTAATCATCCAAGTAGCGCCATTAACAATAGCAGAAATTCCGCCTTTTACTTGAGTTTTAGTGCGGCTGCTAAAAACAAAGTCGCCATCGGCATCAACTGCTTTCCAGCCCTGCCATGTCTTAGCGATAGTGAAGCCTTTGTATTTTGTGCTTTGTGATACTGCTGGCATTATCAGTCTCCTTGTTGGCGGGACTATTCCCTTGCTGATGTCCCTTTCTACAAAGGGTCTTATATTGCGTAAAGCGTTTTTTTCATTTATCGCGCATTATTTTAATTTTTTTGTCGTTTTGCGTGCGCGATAGCTTCCAACGCCCATGCCTCTGGCGCTCCAACGTAGTTCCCCTTAGCCCAATGCTTGCGTATATCATCCATTGATAGCTTGCCGGATTGGAAGCGGATAAGGTCGCACATGAGGTT